TATCAAAGTCCTTTTTTCCAAAATTTCATTGATAGGATGAGTTACAATAGTAATTTTTTTGGGTTCTAACAAACACCTAACTCCTTCTTTGACCGAAGAAATGAGTTTTGGCAAATGAAATGGAATCATGTCATATTCAAATTCTCCAGATTCAATTTTTTGTAAAGTCAATGTATCATTTAAAATTTTTGTTATATTAAAATTTGCAATTTGTAAATCTGAAATAATATTATGCAAATATGAATTATTTTCAACTTGTGAAATACATGTTTCTAGACCAAGTGTGATAGTATTCATCCATCCTCTTGCTTCATGAAAAACATATTGCATAAATTCTTTTCTTGATTTATTTTTTTCTAACTCAATATTTATTTTTTGTTGTTCTTTTAATAATTTTTCTTCGATACCATCAAGTAATTTTTTTTTATTTATTTCTTCAGTAATATCTCTTTCGGTGTGAATAACCACATTATTTTCCATACCAATAGCACAAGCTTCTATCCAGATATATTCTCCTTTTTTTGTCTTTTTACGATATGTGGTTTTTTTTCCTATTTTATTCGTTGTTAAAACATCATCAATTTTTGGTTGTAATAATTTTACATCATCAGGATGGATAAAATCAATACCTCTAGTTCCAATTAATTCTTTTGATGTATATCCTAATATATTAAAACAAGAATCTGTTATTTCGATAATTGTTGTTTCAGGTAACATTGCTTTTGAAATAATTATATGTTCATTATTACTCAAAATTTTAAAATTTAGTAATGCATCATTTATAATTTTACATTCTCGAATAAAACATAAAGTTCCGCAAAATAATATTTCATCATTTATTTCAAATAGTGAAACATTCAAATAAAATCTTTTAATAGTCCCATCTTTACATTTAATATCAACTTCTCGACCTTTTTTAATTACTTCAGATTCATTAGTTTTCAGGTATAATGCAATGTGTTTAATATGATCATTAATTGGATTGGTAAAAATAATATTTAATTTTTGATTAATTAATTCTTCAGCGCTATATAAAATTTGAGAAACTTTATCGTTACAATATTTTATTATTTCATTTTTATCAATAATAATAACCAAAATCGGTAAATACTTAAAGTTGTCAAATAATTGTAAATTCATTATTAATATATGTTATTTATATATCATGATTTATTTTTTTCAATTTATTTAATAATTCATTAAGATCGTTAATCCAAAGTTGTTCTATGGAAGTTTGCTCGATCACTTTCAAATCTTTTTTAACCTTTTCAATATGTTTTTTTAAATTTTCAATTTTAGTCAAAGTCATATTACCAACATTAATATTCAATAAATAGTCATATTTATTATTTTCTTTCATCAGTTTATTTTTTTCACAGTAACTAAAAATTTCATCATCTGAACTGTCAAATAATTTCAATTTATTATTTTTAATATCAATAATAAATTTCAAAACAGACATATTTTTTTCTAATTGTTTTTTCAATTTATCAATTAAATTATTTTTTCTTAATTTATAAAATTCTAATCTAATTTCCATAAATTCCAAGATTATTTGAGTTGGATTCAAATATTTTTTTATAATATATTTTTTGTTGTATAAATGAACATTTGTAAATTTAATCATTTTGACTAGCTTTAATATTTTCATTAAATTTGATACACCGTAATTATCTTTTGTTTTATCATATTCATTAATTTTAGATATATCTTTAATTTTAATTTCTAGTTGAACATCTTTATCCGAACTATAATCTTCTATTTTACCAATAAAATCAGATTTTTCAACAATGTCATTTAATATATTTTTATAATCTGTTAACCACACTTTAATTGGTAATTCATTTATAATTAATTTATTGTTATTTATTTTATAAGATCCACATGAAATGTAATTATAATCATCGATTTTTATTATTGATCCTTTGAAATCTCTAAACCATGGTAAGATTGTTCCAACTTGTTTTTTGTTTAACTTATTAACGATAAAATTAATTAAATCGACGGGATTGTATGATGGAATATTTGTAGAAAATCCTGTACCTATACCTTCTATTCCGTTTAATAAAACAGTTGGTATTATTGGGACAAAATATTTTGGTTCGATTAATTGATTGTCATCTTTTTGATATGGTATCAAATCATCGTCTTCTGTTCTAAAAATTAATCGTGTCAACTCATTTAATTTAGTGAAAATATATCTTGCTGAGGAATGATCTTTTCCACCGAGTAGTCTTGTACCAAATTGACCAATTGGTAATAAAAAATTAATATTGTTTGATCCAACAAAATCTTGTGCCAAATTTATAATTGTTTCTACAAGACTATTTTCTCCGTGATGATAAGCTGTTTGTTCGGCTACATAGGAAGCAAATTGAGCTACTTTCATTTCATAATTTAAATTTTTCTTGAATGAAGAAAAAATAACTTTTCTTTGTGAAGGTTTTAATCCATCTATTAAATGTGGAATTGATCTGATATTATCATAATTTGAAAAATTTATTAATTCCATATTAACAAATTCTGATATAGTAACTGGTTTTTTTCTTGGAAATTCAATTTGCAAATTTTCATTATATTGCCTTATCCATTCTTTTCTTTGTTCACCAAAATCTTTTGAAAATGCTTTAATTAATTCTGGATGTATTTTATTTTGATAATCATCAATAATAGTCATAATATTTTTATCCAAATTTAAAAAATATTCTTTTGCTTCTAATGAGGTTGAAGTACCTAAACCTTTGTAGTATTTAATTTTAATGATTTGTTCTTTATTTTTCAAAATCCAGCTATTAAAAGTTTGTAAATTTCTAAATTCTAAATTACTATTTTTCAAATTAATTTTGACAACTGGAGTTATTAAAACTTTTAAAAATCCTTCTATTGATAACAACGACCAAAAAAATTTATGAAGAAAATTGATAAAAAGACCCTTTATATGTGATCCATCTTCATCAGCATCCATCATTAATAAAATTGATCCATATCTTAGTTCATTGATATTATCTTTGTTATAAATCATACCAAATTTTAAATTCATAATTTTAATAATGTTATTAATTTCATCATTTTGTGCAATTTGTTGATTACTAACATCCCTAACATTTAAAAGTTTTCCTTTTAATGGAAAAACACCAAAAATATCTCTTCCATTTTTTAAAGCACTAATACCTGCTATAGCTGTGGCTTTAGCACTGTCACCCTCAGTTAAAATCAAAGTACACAAATTAGATTTATTAGTACCGGCATAATTTGCATCTTCTAATTTTGGTATATCTTTTAAAACACTTGTTTTTTTTGTTTTTATTTTTTGTAAAAAAACTTGATCTTGAAATTGAATTTTTGATTTCAATATTTCAATTAAATTAATTTCTCCTCCCTTAATTTTCTTTTCAATTGAATTTGGTAAAATACATTTTGAACCAAATTTATCAATTGTTAATGTCATTTCATCCTTGATTTGACTTGAAAAAGTTGGATTTACAATTTTACAATCAATAAATAAACTTACAGATGATTTTATATTTGAATCTTTTAAAAAAGTCGTTCCTAAAATATTATTGACAAGATCAATAATTTGATTCATAATATAATCAAAATGTTTACCATTTTTAAAAGTATGAATATTATTTACAAAAGAAACATGTAAAGCTTCTTTATCAATATAATAATCACTCATTAACACAATATTCCAATTAGGACATGAATAATTAATATATTTTTGATGTTTATCATAATATAATTGACAATAATCAACAAATGAATCAATATTAATTTTTTCATTATTGATATAAAAATTGATTTTTGGATTTAAACCGGCACTGTCAATTATTCTTTTTTTGAAAATCATTTGATGGTTTTCATCGATTTTATTTAAACCAAATCTTTTAAAATCTGGAATAAAACTTATTTCAACAAAACCAGTTTTTAAAACTTTGTCAGTAATTTTTGGCTTTTCAATCACTGATAAATTTTTTCTAAATGTTTGAACATAAACTTTATTTCTTGTTTTATCACCAATTTTAATTGTAAATTCACTAGAAAAAATATTTGTTAATTTAGCTCCTAAACCATGTGTTCCACCAGTAATCCTTTCATCTTTTTCATCATAGTTTGTAGATGTCATTAAATTTCCAAAAATTAATTCTGGAATATAAATTTTGTATAATGGATGTATTTCAATGTCAATACCGACACCGTCATTAAATATTGTTATTTTATCATCAGTTAATTCAACTTTGACATTTTTCAATGTTTTGTCACGAATAATTTGATCAAGACTATTAACTAATATTTCATCAAATATTTTGTATAATGCAGGACTATAATCAATAACTTTATTAATTATTTTATTATTTTGATAAACAAACATTTTATCACTTCTAATATTTATATCACCTAAATACATTCCTGTTTTTTTCAAGACATGTTCTATTGGATCAAGTTTTTGATATTTCTTGGAAAGTTCTTCCATAATTAATATAATTTATTTTATTTTTTATTTTCAAAAATCATATCTTGAAAAAATGAATTGCAATATGGACATTTTTTTACAATCGTTTGTTTTTCAGTATAATATTCAAAATCTTCATCACATATAACATGATTATTTAAGCATAATTTATAGATATTGACTGTGTTTTTACAAATTATACAATTTTCATCAGTATTTTTTATAGTTGGACAAATTATAAACTTTATTTGATTTTTTTTCAAAATTGAGATTATTGCATGAATCGTAACTACCAATTGTAGTTTTATTTCCATTATTTTTTCAAAATTTAAAATAAATTTATATTTATCAACAAGTATTTTTAAAATGTCATAATCTTCCAAAATAAAAATATTTATATAGTTGATTGAATGATAGTCAATTTCATCAACAAAATTCTTTTTAGTTTGTTTTATGTATTGATATATAAATTTTATATTATCAATTTTTGTGATAATATTTAAATTTTGCATAGAATAAATTATTTTGACAAAGTTAACAATAACTTCATCATTCATTTTATCAGTAATAAAAATAATTTTTTTTTTTAATTCATCTGAAAAACCATATTTAAAATAAATCGAATTTTCAAAAATTTTAATTACATAACATAATTTAAATATAGACAAATCATTAACAGATGAATAATCTAATATTGTACACCAATCCATATTATACAAATCATTATCTTTCAATAAAGAAGAATTTTTTCCAAGTAGAAAAATACAAAATAATATTTTACATGTCATATCAAGATCAAAATAAGACAATTCAATATTTTTATAAATCATAATTTTTTCGATGTATGAATATTTTTTTTTAACAAATAGATAATTTATAATGTAACGAAAGTTATCATTAAATATCATTTTATTAACTAAATATTTAATACTAATACATTTATTATTATCAGCAATTAATAAATAATTTGCAGTTTCCCAATCGAATAAATTTAAATCACAAAAATCTTTTTTTATTTTTTTATTTGTTCTAGGAAGTAATGATAATAAATATGTTCTGTTATCTGTGTAATTATTTCCAATTAGATCATACGGTTTTAAACACAATTTCAATAATTCAATTGTTGACTTTATATTTTTTGAAATTAATATTTTAATTAAAAAAAAACTAAACTTGTGTATTTCAGTATTTTCTAACATATTAACACATTTTTCATAATTTCCTTTATTTAAATAATGAAAAAAATCAAAATATATATTTTTACCAAGTGGAATTTGTGAATTAGTTAAAAATTTACAATAACTAAATATTGTATCAAAAAATTCTGATGGATCATAAATAATATTTTTTAAATTATCACAATATGAAATTGTCAACAAATCCATTTTTGTTTTATTATGTTCATTTTTACCACAATAATAAATCGTATCCATATTATAAAAATCTATGAATGGATGTACATTATAATCAATGAAAAACTTGTTAAAATTATTTTTATAGACAAAACACACAAAAATATTTGATGATGTCAATCTTTTATTGGCACTAATAAATAATGAATAAAAAAAAAAGAATGATGTATTAATTTCTTTGGTTAAACTTAAATAATCAAATATTTTTAGTTTATCTGAATAACGAGAAAACATAATCAGTATTTTTGAAATCTGTTCATCATTCATAGATTTATTATGTTCAATGAAACATTTAAAATAATCATCTAAACAATTTTCATTTTTTAAAAATGAATCAAAGTAGTTTTTATTTTTTAAACAATCACAAAAAAATTCTGGAATCATATATTTAATATAGAAAAAGAATTTTTAACACGTGGTATTATAAAATTTTCTTTAATTATATATATGAATACACCAGTAGAAAAAACTTTGGAGGAAAGAAAACAAGAATCACAGAAATTTAGGGAAAAGTATCCGGATAGAATTCCTATAATAGTAAAAAGAGGCAAATCAAAAAATATTAATGATATTGAAAAGAAAAAATATATGGCTCCTGCAGATAGTCCTTTTGGTCAATTTGTTCATGTTTTAAGAAAAAAAATTAAATTAACTCCGGAACAAGCTTTATTTTGTTTTGTTAATGAAAATATTATTCCATCAAATTCACAAACGTGTGCTCAAATTTACGAACAAAATAAAAATGAAGATGGATTTTTATATGTTGTATATGAGAGTGAAAATGTATTTGGTTAATAATTTAATTTAATATGTCTCGATTTGAAATAATTTTCTTGTTCGGTACTATCAATAAATTTTGATTGAGGACAAGTTTTATGTTTAATATCATAATAAATATTTTTTGGTAAAATATTTCTATATTGTTTACAATGTTCAGTACATCCTTGGTTTTTTAAACAATATTCAAAATCTAATAATTTTGTTTTAAAATCATAGTCTTTTTTTCTTTTATTCAAATATTTAAAATAATTATTTTCAAATTCTTTTTGTGAAATATTTTTTTTAGATTCGAATTTTTCAATTTTACAATATAAATCATACAATTTCTTCATATGTTTTTTATTACCAAATAAATCGACTAATTTCTTACAATTAACACAACCATTTTGTTTTATACATTCAATTAGTTTACAATCCTCATTATTTTTTATATTACAAAATTTATTTTTTGATAATTCTATAAATACTGGATCTCTAATTCTTTTTTCCCAACCTTCACATCTTTTACAATCATTGTATATTTTTAGACATTTCAAGTACTCAATTTTAAATTTATAATCGTTCAAACCTTCAACATTAATACTTTCATAATTCTGAAAAATTATTAGTACTAATATTAAAATAAATATTATCAATATCATTATTTAAAATAAGAAATAAAAAATTGATGATATCAATTATTAAACTAAAATCATATATATGAATTTACAAATTCTAAATAAATCACTTTATTTAGTTGGAATTGACGGTCTTGTTACCAAAAATAAATTTGATATTCCAATAGAATACGATAAAAATAGAATTGATAGAGATGGTGAACATTATCACATAACAATTATACATAAAACAGAAAAAGAATTTAATAAAGATGATATGTTACCAAAGATTGAAAACATAGATTTATGTTCATGTGGAATTGGTAAAGTTCAAAAAAATAATAATATAAGCATTTTTATGATTGTTGTATCTAATTATTTGAATGAACTAAGAAAAAATAATAATTTGGAATCAAAAATATTTCATATTACATTAGGATTTTTACAAAAAGATATTCATGACATTCCTATTCGAGTTTTTATATAAGAATATATAACATTTATATACAAATATAAATTCCCGTTTATTTTTATCTAAAACATAGAAACGGCATTTAGGTGAGGTATGCCTTATGCGTTGTATTCTG